GTTGATGCAGCAGTCTGGTCAGTTGAATCTTGAAACGCACCATAAGGAACAGTATCACTACCAGCAGCAGCACTAATAGGTGTTAATAATATTATACTATTATAACCTATTCTTTCATCATATATTGTGGTAGTTGTAGCATTTCCTGTAGCTAAAGTAATTTCACCTGTATTATTAGACTTACCTTCAACAAGGTTATTTACAATTTCAGCTACACTTCTAGCATCACCACCTGTCCAAGGTAGTTTACGGTACATATCACTACGAGCCATTATCTAGTTCCTTGCTCTGTATAATCCAAGTCTAGCCCAATAGCTGATGACCAGTTAGCACCTGTAGGGGTAAGACTTACTCTATGATAACGACCTGCACTTCTTACAGAGCATCTACCTTCTTGGCTTGCTGTGACAGATGAACCATATGTGATAGTATCATCTAACATACGTCTAGAAGCCACAGAAACGCTTGCAGAGCCATTATCTACAGAAGGTCTAATAAGAGTAAGCACAGAGTTATAACCGTATTCTAGGTCGTTTGTAGCGATAGTTGCTGTAGCTGGTAACCCTGTAAATGTAATAATTCTAGTATCACGAACACCACCGAATAGGAATTTACCACCTGCATATAGTCTATCATCTAGTGTAGTTGTAAGTGTATCTACAGTCTTTAATGCTGCAGCAGAAGCTGCCATATCTATAGCAACACCTGTACCAGAACCTACACCTGTAGCTGTAAATAATACACCTATAGTATTAGCAACTGCACCAATATTTGTAAATGATGTGGATGCCTCTACATTACCACTTGTTGAACCTGATGCTACTGTAGTAAGTGTAAATGTATTTGCTCCTGTGCTTGTAATAGTATAATTACCATCTAAAGCAGTTCCGCTAGTAAAGTCTATAGCTAATACATTACCAGTAGAAAACCCATGAGCTGTAATAGTTACTGTGACAGTTGTTCCTACTCTACTATATGTTCCTGTTTTTGTACCCAAACTTCTAATAGTGTATTGTTTTGTGGCTACAAAAGAACCTGCTGTTACATTATAAGCTGTATCTAGACCATCTAAAGTTGTGCCTGAAGTAGCTAATGTTGATAACACATTTACGTCTGTATCAGCTTCACACCATTTTTGTGTTTCAAAGTTATAGATAAGTAATGCTCTGTTGCCTGAAACTGTTGTGTAATTCCAAATAACTAAATTACGTTCTGGGTCTATTGCTGCTGATATAGAATCTATATCACCAATGTTAGCATTAGAATAAAAGTATCTATCTATTTTTTCTGAACCAATACCTATTACTTGTTGACCATTACATGAATAAAATCCATCATCTGATAGGAAGTATGTTACACCACCATATTGAGCAATAGAGCCACCTTCTACGCAACCTACGTTACGAGAAATGGTGTCAAACTGAAAGAATAGTGGTGAACCAATGTATGACATACGAACAATGGCTTTTTCTAAAAATATAATACCAAATTCGCCACCTGTAATACCTGTAATGTCACCACCGTCTGGAAGCTCTTGGAAGTCACTTTGTGATGCACCGCCTGCTGTCCAGTCTGTAGGGTCATTGATATCTGACCATTGTACTCGTGATGGATATGTACCAGCACCTATATTAGCACCTACTACAAAGTCACGAACAACCGTAATATATTTAGATACTGGAGCTGCTGCTGCTAAATCTGCAAAGTCTGTAGATGAATTTACATCATAATATTGTATTTTTTCAGAACCGTTAGATGCTAGTGCATAGCTACCAAATTGAACAAATTGCCATCTATTAACACCTGTATATGCACCTGCTGACCTTGTAACATCTTCCATAGTTAAATCTGTAGAAGATACTTTAAATAACTTTGTAGCACCACCTGCAAATACAGATACGTCTGCATTTACTTTAGCTGCAAAACAGTTATTAAGTGCTTCTGTAGCTGCACCTGAATAGTTTACTGCTGACTTAAATGGACCATATCCTACAGCTAAAGGAATAACGTTATTAGCTTCAGATACTGCATCTAAAACGCTAGGTTGGTCAGGTAACCATTCTTTAAATTGTATGCGTTGCGTTGTCATACTTTTTCTTCCCAATCCTTAATTTTATCTATCCATTCATAAAACATTCTATTGTCAAATACATCTACTCTTGTATAACATTTATTGTTTTCAGAAAATAAACTTGTTTGTGGGTAGCTAGTAGGTTTATAAATAAGGTCTTCTGAATCTGCATTTAGCACAACGAATGGTATAGTAGAGTTATTAAATATATTAACAATTAATTCACAAGCATTACAACTTAAAGTAGTCATAATAACCCCCCTTAATTTGTCTTTGTGAGTCTGTATAAATTCAACTGATTCTTTATAATTTACCATACAATAGCTACAGAGCCTGCTGAACCATTTGTGCCATATCCACCAGAGAATGTGGCTGCTTGTCCAGCACCACCAGCTACTCCTGTAGCACCTTGATTACCACTTGTAGAATTGCCAGCAGTACCGCCAGTTCCACTACCGCCACCATAATTTGTGCCACCGTTACCACCAGAACCTCCGCCAGCTATAACTGTCCCGCCTGAATAAACATAAGCACTAGAGCCACCGCCACCACCAGACCAGCCTCCTGTTGAATTAAATGAGTCAGGACAACCTGCTCCACTTCCAGCTCCTCCACTAGTGTATCCACTACCGCCTTGACCTTTTCTATCGGCTGTATCTGCATCAATAGCAAACCACGTTGCAGCATTACTTCCACAATTAGATATGCCAGACCTACCGCCTTGACCACCAGCACCTACAGTAATAGTAATACTTTCATTAGGAGTAACAGTAATTGTTCTTATATCTTTATAAGAAGTTGTACCTGCTTGCCCATTGCCAGTACCGCCACCTCCACCACCACCAGAGCCACCAGTCATGGTAATTGTAAGAGAATAAACATCTAAAGGAACAGTAAACGAACCACTAGATGTAAATGTTTGGCTACCTGCTTGATATAGTGAGCCTGTAAAACCAAAACCTTTAGCTGACATTCCACCTGTACGTTGCAATAAAGACATTTTTTATCCTACTTAAATTGAATTCGTGCAGCAAATACTGTAAATGCTGCTGAACCTGTTTTTACAATAACGTATGAATATGACTCTATGCTAGAAACATTGCCAGATGTTGGTGCTGTGCCACCTTGCCATTTAGGAGTAACAGATGTTCCATCTATTTGAATAACATTATTATAATAAGCTGTAGCACCTTGAGTTACTAAAAATACTACTGTAATACATTCACCTGTAGCCATTGCAGTATTTAAAGATGTTCCAGATGAACCTCTGAAGTTTACAGTCCAGTTAGCTGAAGCGTTAGATGTATAATATAAAACTGATTGTGTAGTTACATCATAGTTAATAGTACCTGTAGCTGCTGTTGCTGATACAGTTATACCTTCTAAAGAATTAGCAAATTTAGATGAAATAATACTAGATGAACCTGTAAATGTTTGTTTTGCAGTAAACGTAGTTGCTGCATTAGATTTAACATAGTTAGCATCGTATGCTTGAACATCTGTGCCAATAGCAAGACCTAATGCAGTTCTAGCTGTGCTAGCACTTGTTGCACCTGTGCCACCTGCTGTTAAAGGAATAGTATCGCCTGAAGTTCCTGCTTGTAAGTCTTTAATTTGTGCCATTAAAGAACGAATAGCATTATTTACGTTAGCAGGTGAACATCCTTCAGCAATGTTAATATTACTAATGTCTGTATTGTCTGCTGGGGTTGCTGAATATTCACTAATTTTTGTCTTTGCCATCTTTTATCCTTGTCGTAACCAAATGTCTGTACTTGGAGTTGTATCAGTCCAAGTTTCTGTTCCTGCTGTAACTGGTGTCCATGTTTCTGCTCCTGCTGATACAGGTAGCCATTCTTCACCTTGTATAACGCCATTAGCTATTATAGTTCCGTTAGCTGTAATACCTGCTGTTCCAACTAAAAATATTCCACCTAATGCAGTTACGTTAGCAAACGCACTAATGGCTGCAACACCGTCTGCAATATAAAAACCATCTGCTGTAACTGTAGCTGTGCCATTTACAGATGCTTGACCACTATATAATAAACCACCGTTAGCTGTTACAGTTCCATTTGCTGTAATAGATGCTTGACCTGAATTTAATAATCCGCCAAGTGCAGATACACTAGCTGTGCCATTAATATATGCTATACCAAATTGAGATAAACTACTTAAAGCACTAACTGTTGCAGTTCCATTTATTGCACCACTTACGCTAAATGTTAAACTACTAGATGATGATACTGTAGCTGATGCTGATATTGAACCTAATCCTGATGCTGTGTAGTCACCTAATCCTGTAACAGTAGCTGTTCCGTTTATAGACGCTGAACCAAATAATGTTCCACCACCTGTTGGTGTCCAAACAATAACAATTGCACCTTGTCTGCCAGCAGCTCCATTAAGTCTTGAACCAGAAGGACTACTACCCCCACCGCCACCACCGCCACCATATAAACCTCCAGTAGCAGGGTTCCTATTTAAACTACCAGCACCTCCGCCACCGCCACCACCAGAACCTATAACATTTAATATATCTATACCAGCACCGCCAGTTCCAGCACCAGCTAACAAATTTCCATTTGCACCGCCACCGCCACCACCATGTATACCAGATGAAGCAAAAGCGGAAGTTCCTGTTGCACCTGTTCCACCTCCAGAACCTAGTGAGTTATTTCCGCCATTACCGCCTGTATTAGATACACCATTGCCACCTGCTGTGCCCCCTCCGTTACCCCCACCGCCACCACCTGCAACATTAGCCTCAGTAGTTGAATTAAATCCATCACCACCATTAGCTCCAACTCCGTTTACACCTGCTGCTCCAGCACCGCCACCGCCTCCAATACCAGTATTTGTTCCACTTATAGTAACACCACCTACACCACCTGTACCTCCAGTAGAAGTTCCTGTACCGCCTATACCAGCAGTAGAAGTTGTGGCTGTAGTTACTCCACCTGTACCCCCTGTAGCTGTGTTAGTAGTGTCCCAAGTGGTTGTTCCGCCTGTTCCACCAGTAGATGTGCCTGATGTTCCAGAAGCTCCAGCAGCTCCAGCAGCACCAATAGCATAAGTTACAGAACCACTATATGTTTGATTGGTAAGAGTTCTATACCCTCCACCGCCGCCACCTGCACCACCTGAAAAGCTAGTAGTAGCTACCCAAATACAACCAGAACCTCCACCACCACCACCAAAAATATGTATGGCGTTATCAGCGTTATTCCAATTAGCTGGAACTGTCCACGATGTGCCAGAGGTTAATAAATTAAATACTTTGGAACCAGAACCTATTGTCCAATTACCAATACCAGAGGTAAATACAGTTGCACCATTAGTGACTGTGCCTATACCAGATGATGATAAAGCTACATAAGCTACAGCAGCATAGTCTGTTGTAAATGTATTTGTAACCGCTAATGTTGCATTTGTATAAGTAGTACCAAATGTACTAGACCTTAAAGTTAATAAGTTACCAGATGAACCACCTGCTGACCAAGTGGTGACTGTTGTAGTTGTTGCTGCTGGTAATGTAATAAAATAAGCAACAGTTTTAGAGCTTGATATTTGGTTGAATGTATTTGCACCAGTAATGATGTAATCAGCAATACCTGTTGCTGGGCTTATAGATAAATTGTAATAAGTAAGACCGCCACCAGCAAAAGTTTTAGCAGTAGTAGATGTATTAGAAAATGCTATGGTTGATGTATTAGCATTTAATGTAAGCCCAGTAGTCGATTGAATATTCCAAACTGTTCCAGTTCCTGATAATGTCCAAGTACCTGAACCCATAGTTAGTGTTTTTGTAGTTCCTTCGGTTAGTCCAAATAGACTTGAGTTATTTACAACAAATGAACCTGCAGTTACATTAAAATTATTAGCATTAAATGTGGCTTGGTTTAAAAGAGATAATGTTCTATTAGATGGTAACAAAAAATTATCTTGCAGTTGAACTGTATTATTATACCCTTCCTGTGTATTTACATTTACTGGAGTTAAACTAACACCTGCAGTGGTAATTTGTTGGGTGTTTGCATATCCAGACAACCTCATGGCTTGCGGTCCGCCAGAAAGAGTCAAGTTGCTAAATAATGTAATGTTTCCAAAAAAGCTAGCAAAGTCTGCTCCACCAAAACGTAATGTCATGGCACTAGTACGATTAGATACTCCATCAGCCATTGTTATATTACCAATCATAGTACCTTGCGTAGGTAACTGTACTGTCCCTGCTGAACCAGCTTCAGTAAATATAGCAGTATCTTGAACTAAGGGATAATTGGCAGCAGCAGGTGTTCCGTTATTTGTTAATGCCCAAGCTGTAGCATGCCAATTTTGTGTTCCTGCAAGATTCCAATAAACACTACGACCAGTAGCAAAAGTAATTCCAGAGTTTCCTCCAGCATCTCCCCAATATTGTGTACGGGAACTATCACTCCATGATGCAGCACCAGCACCTGTAATATTTCTAAAATCCACCATATCTAAATTTATGGCAGCTGCAGTAATTGTTCTATTTGTACCAAATATATTTGACCTAATCCATATTCTTTTTTGATGTAATGTTTGTGTTCCGTTTACAGTAAATGTGCCTGTAATCGTTTGGTTTCCACCAATAGATATTTGAGTTACTCCATCATTTGTACGGTCTGCTACTGTAAAATTAGCAAACGTATTATTTCCTGACAATACATGACTAGAGTTTGGTGCATTTGTAAAACTTACATTATTAAATGTTAGTCCACCACCACTAAAAATTACGTTAAAATCACTACAATTTATTGTGGAAGTATTAGCATTAAATGTAAAATTTGTTGTTGTGGCAAAATTTAATGTATTACTAAAACCGCTTAATAAGGTAATTGTACTTCCGTTTAATGTCAATGTTCTTACATTAGAGTTATTAGAATTTAAAGTTCCTGCTGTTACACTATAATTGCTACCTGAAGTGGTAAAAGTGCCTTGTGTAATTGTTATACTTCTAGTACTTACATTTAAAGCATCACCTAAAGTAACTGTAATACCTGAACCATCTACTGTTACAGCACTAAATGTTTTACCAGCAGTTGTAAGCGTACCTGTGCCTGTAAGTGTTACTGTTCCTGTATGGGTATAGGTTTGACCAGCTACAAGCGTAATGCTACCAGCTACAGTAATTGCTACTGTTCCAGTAATAGTACCTGTAAACCCTGTGCAGTTAATTGATTTAGCACCTGTGTTACCAGTAGCAATTGTGCAAGTTCCTGTAGAGGAAGCATCAAAAAATACATCATCAACAGATGTAGGAACAGACGCACCACCAGTACCACCAGATGTAGTAGCCCACTTAGTACCTGCTGTACCATCCCAGCTGGCTGTTCCCCCTACCCAGTATCTATCAGCCATTACTCTACAATGTCCTCTATTGGAGCTTCAACAACTTCTTCTGAAGGTGCTGTAATAATAGCAATCCAATTAGACAGTCTTTCTTGTTTCATAGCTTCTATTTCATCATCCGCAAAAGTATGGTCATCAGGCAAAGAAATTGCATCACTAAAAACACCATATTCTGTATCAAATGTAAAGTCTATTTTCATTATGCTAATGTAACTGAAAGGTTACCTGTAGAAATCTTAAAAATGTCACCAGATGTAACAGTTTTAGATACATCTAATGGTGAATGGTAAAGTAAGTTACCTGATGTTAAAGCGTCATTAATACCAATCCAACCTACTGTTCCCCATGAACCTGTTGCTGTTGGAAATGTAACGTCAGCAGAGTTTGTAGTCACACCGTTAGATGGTGCAGCAAATGTAACTGCTGTTCTAGCATAAGAACCACCAGATACTTCTGTACCACTACCTGCGTCTGTAGGGTCAGTAGTCCATAGTGATACATATACTGTTGTAGGTGCTGTGTAAGATGTTGCTCGTAGAGTTACGTTGATTAAAGCGTTCTCTAAATAATTACTAATTTCTGCCATGATTTTTCCTTTTTAAATTATCGTGTTGCTAATGAAATGACCATTGGTGCGGATGGACTCTCACCAGCGTCATCTGAAGTGGTTAATGAAGCAAGACCTCTATCGTATAATGAAGCCCATGTTTGTATTCTTGCATCATTCATAAGATATGGTTCTGCTTCACCTAATGCTGCGTATAATAATAAATCTTGGCAGTTAGCTAGAAACACATTAGATGAATTAGATACACCTAAATAAGTAGGTGATGCGTAGTAAACCATTTTAAGTGTGTATGCTGAATCTGGAATAGGTGAAAATTGAAACTCTGAACCCATTGCTGTATAAAATTTAGGTAAACCACTTTCTGTTGCTCTTGTGTTTCTGTAAAAATTACTTGGGTTTTGGTATACAATAGTTTGTATAGGGTTTGATTCTATATGTATGTCACGCATTTCTAGGAAGTCAGTAGGCAATGCTACTGTAGCGTCACCTGCTGTAGTAGTTGTTGTTACTACTTTAAGCATAGGTCTAATGCGTAAATCACGTCTTAATCTATTTTCTGCTAATTGAATAAATAATGGGATTTGTGTTGTCAAATCTGTACGAGCCAAGTAGTCGGCTATGGTAGACTGTAGGTCTGTGTAGTTTGTTATTGCCATTATACTGTGCCTTCTCGTGTACGAAATACCCTGTTATCTGGGTCATTAAGAAATTTTCTAAATGCTTTTTGGTCTATGACATGGAATCCACGCACAATACCTCTTTTGTTTAATTCGTCAAAGACAGTCATAGGAATACTAGCTATCTTGTTATCAA